CTCCGGGGATGGGAATAATGAAAGGGCCAGACCTACTCCACTGCATTGAGGTGAGGACTACGCCTGGGCACCACCACAGGCTCCCAGTCAAACGAACTGACCCAGAAGATCGGTGGTTCGTCCTCGTCACAGGCACCGCGCCGGTATTTTTTGTTCGGGGATGGGTTGGGCCGGATGAAGCGAGGCGGGATGAGTGGTGGGACGACACGATTGAGTATCCAAATTGGATGGTGCCTCAATCCGCGCTTCACCCGATTGGCACACTGCTAGATGCGATACACCAAAATGGCTAAAGACACAGCAAACGCCATAAGGCTCCTGTCTGCGTTGGAGTTGCTGCCGTTGGAGAAGTGTACGCCGGATGCTGCGGAGTGGCGTCGAGATATCGAAGACGCGATCCGCGACCTACGGGGTGGGGGACTGCCCCCTGACGATCCGTTGAGGTACGACGGCGGTGAGTTGGTGTCGGAAGAGAGGCTCCAGAGAAGACTTCAGATTATTATTGATTCATGGCCCAGTTGGGAACAGGAGAAGAAGCGTTATGGCAGGAAAAAGCATTACTCAAAAAACCGCTAAACGGCTCGACGCATATGGCGAGAAAAACGTCTTCGCCAGCTATGTGCAGTATCGCCATGTCAAGAAGATGTTGCATGGTCTCGAGCCTAGTATCGGCAAGATGTCGAAGCGTATGTTCTACGATTGGCTTCATGCCGATAAAACCGAAGGACGCTGGAAGCGATGGAAAGAAAACCTGAAGATCGTCGCGGCTGACCTCGCTGAAGAGGCCCTGGCGATAGCAGACGGAACCGATCCCGAAACTGTGAGTGTCGCACGGCTGCAAGTAGAACAACGCAGATGGATGTCCGAACGCTATGACCGGGGCACATTCGGCAAGGCGGACGCTCAGATAAACGTAGCTGTCGGGATAGATGGCGATTGGCTGGCAGGGCTCAAGGCCGTCGAAGCGAAAACGAAAGCCAAGCACGAAGAGATCCCGGAAGCCGACTACGAGATCGTGGAGGAGGAAGCGTGACCCAGGCTATTTACTGACTGCCATGCCAATCGCGAACCCGGCAGCGGCCATCCACCAATCAGCCTTGAGCCGCAGCCCGAAGCTGGGGGACATGGACGAGCGCAACGCTTCGATCTGGCCTACCATGATGACCGCGCTCGCCTCATGCTCCACAATCACGGCCCTGAGTCCCAACGCCAACTCGCTGGCCTGACCGGCGCGTAGCCGTTCAGCCGCTGTCAGGCTGCGCTCGACTTCGATCACCTCTTCCAGTGCGGCGATCTGGATCTCGTAGTTTTCGACCACCGCGTCTAGTTCTACGACTTGCACGGAGTCCAGGGACGCTCTCAGGCTCTCTGAGATGGCCTCAGAACGCTCTCGCGCTGCCTCACGGCTACGGGTGAGCCTGGCGACCTCACGCTCAGCCTGGATCCTCTGCTGGGAAGCCGCCGAATCTGCCGCTGCGAGTGCTGCGGCCAACGAATCGGCGTGGACAGCCACAGAGTCCAGAACGAGTTGCTGTACCTCTAGTCGGGACTCTGCGTCATCTGCTATCCCACGCCAGTAACTCGCCTGGGAGCTTTGCTGGATGAAGACCGCCAAAACACCGACAACCGCGATGCCGATCCAGACCCAAGGCGGGATTCTCATCCGAACCACACTGATTTCATTCTTTCAGTTTCCGCTTTGTGCTTCCGGTCCCATTCTGATACGCCGTCTGGGTGGTCAGGATGACGCTCTGGCGTGAAACACTTCATGCAACGCACTTCTTCGGTCTTTATGCTGTACCAGACCATCCCACAGCTTGTTGCCCGACAAAGCGAACACGGGCCTTGGGCACGAAACTTTTTATTCATAAAATTTCTGACGTTGACCCACTCTTCCTCGCCCATTGGGCCGTATACGATTTTGCCGCTACTCATTTATTCTTCAACGAACAGGTTCTCCGGCTCAACACCGTGCTGGTGCAATAAATAGTGTTTAATCCCAAGTTTCATGGTATGAATCAGTCGGCAGGTATGAAGTAGGGTTTCTAGGGTTTCTGGGTGTTCCGACCCCTCTGCGCTTCCACGATCCATTTCCATGTGAGTGTTAAAAAGCATCTCGTCAAGAAGTTTTCGTATGTTGAGAACAAGCTCTTCTGGGCCTTCCTCATGCTCTGAGTCCCAGTAAGAGCTTTGCCACAAAGCTACGCCATCACGGGTTGGTTGCTCCCAATCTTTGTATCCACTCACGATGATCTTCTCCTTACCATCGTGCTGGTGCGCTTCTGCCGATCATCCCACGAATGTCGATGTGCGTGAAGGTCTTGTAGCGACCGATACCGAACTGGGCGCTGTCAGGATGAGCTTCCAACATATCCGCGACCTCGCTAGGCGTGAAACCAGCCTTAACAACATCGGCAGCACCACAGGTGAGGTGCATGGACCTCGGGACGCCACCGATCCGGTGGTTGTACGAGGAGTCGCGATACCAAGAATTCACGCGCACGGGCATCACGCGCCTTGATGAGCGAAGGTCGAGCAGCACCCGGCATAGCAGGATCGCGTTGTGGATTAGGTGGAGCGGTGGAACCCGCAGCTTCCAGGGCTGGTACAGCTTCGTCCCAAGTGATTCTCGGCCAACGTCACAGATTTCTAGCGGGTGGAAATGCTCAATGCCCCCTGCTTCTAGGGCTTCGCCGCACACCTCGACCCACTCATCTTTCGTCATCGCGAAAGCCAGGGTCATTGTCGAGGAGATCGGGCCTACTCGGCTCTCTGGTCAGAGATGCGCCGATCCCGCCCACTATCGCACCGATCTGTGGCCCGAAATACTGAGCGATCCTGGGACCGGCAGTCCACATCAGAAGGCCAGTGAAGATCGTGCCGAGCAGTGCGTAGGCAGCGTTGGGCACTTGAGCCCACAAAAGCGAGTCAGCTACGATGATCACGGCAGTGAACGCCAAGGACGCTACCAGTAGAACTCGAGCGGCTGACAGTTTGCCTTTCTCGTCGGCTAGGATCTGGCGGATCATGTTAGTCAAAAAGATCCCAAACGAACAACCCCGAACCACCCAGAAGTGCGCCTCCACCGAGCAACCCAGCTTTGCCAGCCAGACCCTTCTTTTTCCCGCCAGCCTTGGCAAGTGCTTGGACTTCCTTCCAGGCTCCGTTGAACGCTTTGTCGCCCTCCTTCCCCGGCTTAAAGAACATACGCAGCCACTCCTTCCTTCCTGCCAATCGCTTGACAGCCTCCTCGGGGTTTTTTGTTAAGGCTTGGCGCACTTCCGTATCGAAAAGACCCTCCATGAAATTGCCGAGTGTCCTTTCGGTGCTACCTACCCCGCCATGTTCGCTGATCTCCTTGATCGCGATCCTCAACCCGTCCGGCGTCTGGAGAGCCCCTTTGTTGAACAGTTGTGGCCTCCCCATTCTTCTTCCGGCTAGATTCTTAACAGAACCACTTCCCATAAGGTAAGCGTCAACGTCTTGGATCGCGGCCTTGTAGCCCTTGGTAGCTCTGTCCGTACCCTTCCCGTAAAGCCTCCGGTACACATCGTCCAACTTGTCGAAGAGGATGTCGGCTTCTTCCACCTCACCGGACATATGTCGTAGGTTCTGCCACAGAGCCTTCACTTCTTTGTGCGCCAAACGTGGCACTGACTTTACGGGCCTGAGTTTGCCGTTCTTGAACTTGACCGCGTTCCTTAGCTTGCCTATGGAGGTCATGTCCTTGAACGTCCCCTGTGCCGAACTGAGGGCCGTCTTTACCTGGGAATGCTTGGAAATCTCCTGAACGACATCCACCGCCTCTTGGTTGAGCGCGTTGAGTCGATCCGCACCCATCTTCGGTCGCGCTTTATCGCCCCAACCTGTCGGGAATGACGTATCCAACTTCTTGAATGTGCCGGAAGCCGCCTCCAGTGCAGTGTCAAGCTCCCCCAGCCTCCGAGATCCGGCCCTGGTGACGGGCCTCAGTGCCTGTTCCGTAGCCTCTGCACCCCAAGCACTTGGCCTAAGCCCCGGTATCGGCGGTCGTAGTAGGCCCCCTATTTGTCCGGCCCTCGATCCAGCCGCCGCTTGTCCCGCTTGTCCAGCTTTCCGTGCCGCCCCGATTACAGCTTGTCTAACCGGGGACGGCTGGGGCAACTGTACGGCCTGTCTAACCCGCTCCCCTACCTTCTGCTGCGCTCTCCCTAGCAAGCTCGGTGGCGCACCTTGTTGCCCTATCGGTGTCACTGGTATGTCGGCAGGATCTGGCCTTGGAGCCCGTGCGGGAGCCCGTCGCGGCCCACCCCTTGCTGCTTGCACAGACTCTAGTGCCTGACCTCCCCGCGTGGGAGCCAAGCCACCACCTGCCCAACCCGTATACTTAGGCGTGGCTGCTCCGATACCAGCACCCAATAAGCCGCCAGCAAGTCCCATCTTCACGGCTCCACCAAGACGCCCACCTTCGTCCGCAGAACCCGCACCGTAAAGCGCACCCTCGGCGGCACCGAGCCCACTAGCGGCGAGTGCCCGTTGACCAGTACGGGCCGATCTGAGGCCGCGCCCCAGTGTAGGTAAGACTCTCGCAGCACCGCCCGGCACGAACAATCCAGATGCCAGACCACCAAGCACTTCCGCGCCTATAGCCATCCCAGGATGGTCTGAGCGGTATTGGGCGAGATTCTGTCGGGCTCCGGTCCTGGCTTCCTCGGGAGTTTTGCCGCCTGGAAGATTGGCAACAAGCCCCGCGAGTTCATCGGACAATCCGAATGTTGCGCCTTGCGCGGCTGTGCGAGCGAACCCAGCCAGACCCGACTGATCTCCGCTATCGCCAGGATCTCGAGACTCGGGAGCAGCAGACCCTTCGAGTATCCTACGGCCCTCGGCGCTATCGACCGGAACTGCCTTAGTCCCGTTCCACACATACTCGACCCCGGTTTCGGGATCAGTGTAACGATAACCGCGCTCCACTCCGTTACTCATCGCGGCACCGAGCCCACCAGCGGCGTTGGAGCCATCCCCGCGCGCCTTCTCTCTTCTTCGGTCGGAGTATAGCCTGGACGGAACATACTAAATGGCTCATTCTGCGCCGCTATCGAAGCAGCCACCACGGCATCGGCGTCTGCGCGAGCCTGTGCTGCCTCCACATTCGCCCCACGCAAATCAGACGATTCCTCTTCCATCACTACTCGAGTCAACTGCGTCTTTGCCCATTCGCCTCTCGCTTCAAGGTTCTTTTGTCGCGTCAGGTTGGGATCATCCACGAAACCCCTCATGTCTACACGTTCCATCGCCTCCATCTCACCACCCATCGCACGAGCCAAGAGCGACAGTCCTCTCATCTTCGCGTTGACCGTCTGCTGAGAATCACCCCACGATGGGATGACTGCACCGTAATAGCGCATAGCTTCGCGATTGGTCATCTGTGCGCCGGACAGATAGCGAACCAACGGGTTGATGGCTTGGAGCGCGTGGGCTGTAGCCGTCGCGTAGGCTGCTCCTGCTGAATTGCTCTGGGACCATTCTTTTAATTTCGCCTTGAGGAACTTGGTAGGTGCCCAATCACCTTCTTCGGATGAACCTGACGGGTCACTCAGAACCATGTTCATCATCATGGCTGCTTCGTCACCAAGTTGTAGTTCGCCGTCATCATTGAACCACGATCCTTCGGGCATATAACCTTCGGCCTTACTCCAAGATGACCGTGTAGCCTCCATTATCTGGGTGGCAGTCGCATCTGGGTTATCGAGAAGGATCTGACCTTGCAATTCATCAAACACATCATCGTCCCTCACCCATCCAGCCAGACTCATCCAACCTCCGGTGTCTACAAGGCTGTTAATCGCAGCAAGAGAAACCAAACCTAAAGACTCTTCTTTCTGGAATTGGCCTCCTGCACCTCCTGCGCCTCCTGCCCTGGCACTAGCGGGTGGGGGAACCGCGTATTCGGAAAGCTGGAATTCCACATTACCGTCTGCGCCGGTCCTGTAGAATACGTCCTTGTAAGTCCCGTCAGGTTGCCGTTGGGACCGAGTCATCTGCTTAAAATCGTCCAGAGGTATCTCTTCGGGATCTTCCGGTCGCATCTGCGTCAATACCATAGCGAAATCCGTGTCACCCTGTTCAAGCGCAATCGCCCAAGCATCGTCCCAGGCCTCCATACTGAACTCACCACGCTCGCCAGTTTCTGGATCAACAGGCATTATCTTGCCGTATGCTTCGCGCCTAGCAGCATCTTGAGATGTCGCCAGATCCTCTGCTGCAATCCTTCTAGCGCGGTCCTCGTCTTGGATGCGCTTCGCTTCTTCTCTCTCACCTCCTAGAAGCCTCCGTCCTTCCAGTTCCTCGTATGCACCCAACCCTGCTTCAACACCCTGCCCAACGGTTGCGAGGGTACCCCACGGGTTGCCCTCCATCATGCGACCACCAGCAGCCATCATCGCCCTGGCTATATCGCTCCGTTTACCGCTGCCTCTATCTCCGAGCAACCGCCCAAAAAATCCCTGGGCAGGAGCCAGTACGTCCTCTGGGCCTCCTTCGGGGACAGAGGGGCCGGATTCGGCGGGTGGACCGCCCCCCTCCCCGAATCCCTCTGGGATTGGGAAAGCAGTTGGATTCTGAGCGAACCCACCATACGCGACTTCGGGGCTGGTCCTATACTCGCCTTGAGTGTCTGTGATAGCGCCCAGGTCGTTGGAAGACCCCGGCGTCCCGTAGTCGTTCAAGATGTCGCCTACCGCTCTTGGGGCACTGCCCTCTCCCATTCGGACATCCCTCAAGATGTCGCTTACCGCCCTATTTCCCGCGCTATAAACCTTCGGCGCGACAGCAGTGGAACGGGGCGCTATGCTATCAGTCCAGCCTTTCGTGGCATTTAGAGCGTTGGGATTTGGACCTATCAGACTCACCCTGCCACCCATAGGGATACCATCGGGTGGGAGGTTGGGGCCAAGAAGGTTTCTCCCTCCACGCGCCCTATCCAGCAACCCCTGTCGCCATGACTGTGCTGGTGATAGCCCTAGACGGGGTGGCTCGTATGCCATTAGACAGTCCTTAACTTGGGTACATTAAACTGTTCCATCACGTTGGTCCTGGGCTCCCAAGGTATGCCGCGCCAAGGGTTGTCCCCAGCCCCATTAGCTGGCCCAATCTATCCGGCGGACGCTGGAACTGCTGCATACTTCCACCTGGCATCATGCCCTGCATGAGCGACAACGCCTGTACGCCGCCCTCCTGGCCGCGCAGCCATTGCTCGTAGTCAAACGCCTGTTGCAGCCTTTCCGCCTGTTCCTGTTGGGCGCCCATCTGCTGCAACTGCCCTGCGGCACCGAATGTAGCGCCCTGCGTCATGCCACCGATATCGGCTAACTGCTGGGCATTCTGCATCTGCTGCTGTCTGAACTGCGCTTGAGCGTCGAGTCCCATGCCAGCCGCCTCGAGACTAGCCGCTTGATTGCGCGTAGCGGCGTCCAGGCCCATCTGTGCTTCAGCCATCTCGCGCTGGGCGTTGATCTGTGCCTGTTGGTTACCCGTCTGCAAAGCTGACTGCATATTCTGTTCGGCAATCGCTATCTCGTTCTGTGCATTCTGCATCGCAACCTGTGTCCTAAGCTGCTGGTCCTGCATACCCGACTGAGCCTGAAACCTTTGGGTATTTGCCGCCGTCTCCACATTAAGCTCCGCGTCACGCATCTGACGTTGGGCATCGATCTGTGCCTGACGGTCACCACTCTGCATAGCCGCATTCAGATTGGCCTGAGACGCTGACAGCGCATTCTGGGCATTCTGGATATCGACTTGCGTACCCAAGTTTTGTTCTAGCTGCCCAACCTCTACACCCACCTGTTGATTAGCCAGCATAGCCTGTTGGGCACGGTTTGCATCAGACTCCCTGCGCTGTGCCTCGAGTGCTTGACTGCCTCTTCCCACATCCACACCTAACCGCTGACTTTGTAGGCCAGCTTCTTGCTGACGGCCAATATCAGCTTCCATTAACTGTGCAGCACGGTCGAATCCGGCTCCACGAATCGCTGCAACATTACGTTGCTGTGCCTCTAGCGCACCCAAGTCCTGAAGATCCGCTCGCGAACCGAATGCACCAGACCCAGCCTGTTGCGCCTGAAGAGCATTCAACTGACGCTGATAATCCTCTTCCGCTTGTGATACCTGGGCATCGACACCCGCCGTATTAATGTAGTCTTCGATAGCGGGGCCACTGAGAAACGATGCGCCTTTAAACTCTGCGGGATCTACACCATAAATCGCCTGAGTTGTCTGGCCCGTGACATCGCTCGCATCATACGCCGTAGGCCCACTAATCGATTGGGCTGAGATGTCAGTCGGTCCCGCAACCTTAGTCTGCCCTATCGCAGCCGGGGCATCGACCTTCCACGGTCCTTGGGCCGCAGCCGCAGTAGCTTCCCCGATCCCACTGGTATCAGTCACACCGGCAACCGTTGTCGTGCCAATCGTCGGGTCTGTGATGTCGGCATAGGTGGGGGCGCTTGGAGCGGCTTGTTCCAACAGTCTGCGCGTAGCTTCGGCCCCCTCTTCCATCTCCCGCACACCCACCGTTTGCGAGTAGGACCGTCCCGGTACCCTTTGTTCAGCGGGGATGTCCCAGGTCCAATCGGGGTGCGATGCCGCGTCTGCCCGCAAGCCAGCCCCCCTTCCGGGGCTTCGTGCGTCTTCGGCGGCTAGAAAAGCCTCCCAGCCTGGGTCGTTCGGCCCCACCCTCATTGGGCCAGGAGCGCGGATGCGCTCTTCTTCCGCTCTAGTACCGAGCAGCCCCGACATAGGTGTATATTGAGGTGTGGCGGGGGGCGGTGGGACTACTGGCCTAGCAATGGTCCCAGTAGTCGGACCTTGAATGGTGTCGGCACCAATCGTGTCAAACGAGGCCCCACTCTCGCTGCTATCAATGTCCTTGCTAAGGTTCTCTATGATGTTCTGCTCACCCCCGGTGCGAGTTACATTTCCGGCGCTACCTCCACCATACCCCCCATCCCCCGTACCGCTCTTGTACCCCGTTCGCATTTGCAGGTCGTACAGCGCCTCATCCCGCAGGGTCTGTGCATCTGTACGCCTTCTCGCAGCGGCCTGGGCTTCCGCTATCTGTTCTGCGCTCGAATTACCGGCTGACCCTGGGCGAATATAGTCGGTAAAGCCAAGATTCTGGGCCGAATACTGGCCGGGTCCAAGGATCGAGTCTGCTAGATACTGTTGTCCAGCCCCCGACATGGCTGACATCCCAGGCATCGCACTCGCGCCACCATACTGCCCCTCGAAAGGGTTTACGGCAGCTAGTGCCTTAGACTGATCCCATAGCGTTCTCTCGCGGGCCTGAGTCTTGTCATCTTTCTTTTCCTCACTCATCAGCTTTAACTCGCCGCTCTGGCTCTGACCCATTTTAGTTCCCTAGCTCCTTGATAAGCACCACCCGCTTATGCTCATAGCCGTAGGGCTTTAGGACTTTCTCCCAGCCCCTGCGCCCCACCACTTCGATCCCGTCACATTCGTGTTCTTTAGCGTGGAATTCTGCCGTCGCTAAAATGCTCTCAATGCTCGACTCCATGTCGCCACCAGCGAGCCAGATTCGAAGCATCCGCTTCTGTGGATATAGCGCAATTCGAAAAACTGACGCGCCCTTTTGGGTTGGATAGAAGATCGCGTGATCGTCCTCTATCTCCTTCAAAACATCGTCTACCGTGTATTCGTTGCCGCTTTTTTCTAGCGCATCAGCTAAAAACGGCTTGCTGCGCTCCCAAGCCTCTGTGAACCCGTTGTGCTGAGTCGAATTCATATCGCCGTAGTCCCCAAGGTGCCCGCGTCGGTCACGGTAACACTATAGCGTGTCCCGTTGGCAGAAACCAAGATCAAACGCTCGTTGTTGGCTAAATCGACATCCTCAAAGTGCTTAAAATTGCTTCTGTCGGCCTCTTCCATCGCGATATTGTTAAATATAAGCGCCTGGCGGTCATATTCTTGCCGGGGTTCGGGCAGCGTTAGCCGTTTTACGCCAGATGGTGCGGAAACCGTCATCGTCTGCCCCCTGGCTGCATCTCAAGGCGCGGAATACCCAGATTCCATGCTGCGCTAGAGTCAGAAGTCGCCTTCATGCGGCAAGTTCGGCCCGTGAAGCGGACTGAAGTCGGCGCGGCGAGCGTGTACGGCCCGTGCGTTGCATCGGAGTCAGTCGGGTACAGCCTTGTATAGAACGTGGTCGTGATGTCGCCTAGCGCCGTCACATCGGGGATCAAGCTCGTAGCTGACAGGATTCTATTCCCGTCACCAAGCTCGACCGGCCCAGATTCTACATATGGCACGAATATCGGACCAGCACTATATGTGGCGATGACCGTGGAGCCACCGCCTGTTGTCACGCTTGTCGCGTTCGCGCCACCAAGATTCGCGGTGAAAGTGGTTGCCGTGGGCACTGAAGCCACCGTCACCCACACATTGATCCGAGCGGCGATTATCCCGCCAACCGCAGTAGCCCTAGCGATCTTCACACTGTCTCCAATCTCTAGGCCGTGCCCTGCGCTATCGGTAATCTTGATGACCGCGTCGGAAGTGCTTGTCGTTGCGACTGGATTAGTGCCAAGTGCCACCGCTGGACCCGCGTCTTGGTAGGTGTTGCCCGCCTCATGCTCGTATGGGTTGCCGCTAGGATCGAAGAGGATCGGGTGCAGGAAGATGCCGCGACTCATCACCGCGCTACGCGCCATCGTGCCGACCGACCAATGCTTCTCGAGGTAGTTATAGCTGATATAGGCATCGACCTCACTGCTATCGCCTGGATAGAACCAACACACCTCGTTGAATAGAGTGTTGTGCCAAGCGATCACCTTACTCGCTTGCGCTTGGTTTATCTCGTTGACGAGGAACGATTCTACATCACATGGTATCGCCTGAACGTAGCCATCGTACATGAAGAAGCCCTGGGCGCTGCGTCCCATCCAATACGCTGTCGGGCCAGCTACCACCACCGCATTGATCGAAACGGGGCCGCAACTGTCGCCTATACGGTCAAACTGATAAGCGTAGGGGAGGCCAACGTAGGTAGCAGTGTGGGCGTCAATCGTAGTGAAGATGAGCAGCTTGTCGCGAACCTTGACCGCGCCGAGTAGGTCGCCCTCAGTCTCAAGGATGTGGTCACCGGCCTGGTTCGTTGCACTCGCCGTCCAATCGGTGTTGTCCTCCGAGTCCGACCAGAAGATTCTACGGCGATCTCGGTTGGCTTCTGCCCCGCCAGAAGGCACTCCACCAAACGCCATCTGGATTCTCTGGCTGGTCACCGCCGTGGCAATAACGAATTGTGGCGAGTTCGCGATACGCGCTGCTACGGTCGAGGTTGGCGTCCCACCGCTCAAGTCCCACTGGTAGATATCGCCGTCATCGGGGGTGCATCCAACGAAATCCTCGCCCCACAGATCCATGCTCCAGATCGTGGCTGGTTCGGGGATGCCAAGGTCTGGGCGGGCGTTGCCGTAAGTCGATTGGCCGTAAACTCCGTTACCGTAGCCCGTATTCGGGTCAGCGTCCTCTCGGCCAGCCGTGAATCCGGTAGGCGTGATGTCGTACAGGTTCGCGGCATGATCGTAGACATACAGATTCGCGTAGGTGCCGACAGCGATCCAACGCCGGAACGTATTGTCCATCCACGGGAGCGAGGTTCGTGGCACATTCGTGATGGGGGTCGTACTAGGACCCCATGCCCGCCAGCCGCCCACGGGGCCTAACGCGCCAACGCTCCACCGCATCAGATCAGCGTCATACCAGCGACCTTGCGCCTGGTATAAGGTGCCGTTCTTCCAGACACCTGGCGCGAACTGAAGTGGAACGTATTGCGCGGGAGGCATTAGCCAGGTGCGCCATTCGCAGAGGGCCGGGTAACAAAATGCTTGTTGTCGCCCTGAAACTCTGCCTTGATGATGTCCTTGTTCGCGAACCCGCCCGCGACCAGAAGGCTCTGGAGATTCTCGCGAGAATCATGGAACCCCTGGAACGCTCGCTCGTAAATCTCAGCTTGCCCGTCCTCAAGTGGCACAATCTCGTCCATAGAGATGGCCGTGACATCGCTCCCGAAATCCTGTCCCTCGACTGCACTCATATTACCGTCGCTCTTTGAGGTTGCTAGTTTCGACTTCAAGTGCCGTGATCCTTTCGCCATGTGAATCCACCTTATCGTCTAGTCTGGTGACTATTTTCTCTATCTGGGCTATCGACTGTCTCGCGCCATTCAGGCCGCTTTTCACGCCAGCCCACGCTGCGCCCGCTGCCGCCGGAATAGCCAGGAAACTCAGTATGGTGGTCAACTCAGACTCCATCCGACGCGCTTGCCTCTAGCGCCGCGATACGGTCCGTTAAGGCGGCAATCTCAGCCATCTGGCTCTGCACTACCGCTGTGAGCGGAACGACGATGCGCTCATACTCAAGGGAATCTGGCTCTCCATCCTCATTGAGCGCCACAAGTAAGGGCTCAAGCGGGGACACCGCCTCCGCTGTAAATCCAAGGTGGTGATGATCCTCCTGCTTGTGCCTATAACTAATCGGCTCAAGCGCGGCAATTAGGCTCTGCGCCCGTTCCAATTCGTAATCCACGACATCAGTCTTATACCGCAGCGATGATGTCGAGCGGGCCAAGTCGCCTGAGGAACTCACAAACATATTGACGGCGCTTCCGGTGGTGTTCGCGTAGGCTCCGGGGAAGCGCGCGGTGTTTCCTGTGAGCCTCATCTTTTCAGAGCCACCAACGAATATGTGGAAATCATCCGCCCCCTGCTCCGCCAGATAGGTGTCACCACCTCCGTCTAAGTACAGCTTTTTCGTAGCGGCCATCGTCACATCGTCATTTGCGACAAGGGCACCCGTGACAGTCAGCGCACTCAGCGTTCCGACGCTTGTGATCGCCGTCTGCGCCGCCTGAGTTACGGTTAATGCAGAGCCAGAGGCGTTGCCAGTGACATTGCCGGTCAATGCTCCAGCGAAAGTCGATGTCAGTACATTCGTGGTAGCGTTGTAAGTGATGCCCGGATCAGTCAATGCTGCAAGCGAGCCGGTGGCGCTGTCGAACATCGCGATATGCGAAGTCGCGTCACCACCAGAGGCCGCCACGGTGACCGTGGAGGCGAGGGTAGCAGTGGCTGAGTTGCCCGTGCAGGATCCAGAAGAGCCAGAGGCGTTGCCAGTGACATTGCCCACGAACGTCCCGGTGATCGTGCCGCCGTCGATGGAGGAGGAGCCAACGTCGATGGCCCCAAAGCCACTGCTGATGGAGCCAGCACCCAATGCACCGACTGAGGTGATCTGGGTCTGCGCGGCTTCGACGTTGAGTGTGACCGTGCCGGTAGTGCCGCCTCCTGACAACCCGGTGCCAGCAGTTACGCCTGTGATGTCGCCAACAGTAGGAGCGGCCCAGGTTGGGACGCCACTAGCGAGTGTCAACACTTCGGTGTCTGAGCCTTTGGCGAGTTTTGCGAGCGTGGTAGCGCCACTCGCGTATACAATGTCACCGGCGGCATAAGACGCCAGCCCCGTGCCGCCCTTATTCACCGCTACAGTCGTGCCCTGCCATGTCCCACTGGTGATAGTCCCGGTAGTGACGAGCGCACTGTCGCCCGTATAGGCGGTCGCGTCGGAGAGGTTGAAAGCCGGGGTTGCGTCGGAGGCCCCCAGAGCCAGCGTCACTCCTCCGTAGGCGACCGTCGAGTTGGCGAGATTAGCGTTCGCGATAGCGGTGCCATTCCAGACGCCTGTAGCAATCGTGCCTACGGCGGTCAAACTGGAGGTGACCACGGTAGACTTCAGGGTCGTTCCCGTCAGCGTCCCAGCAGGAGCGGCCACTACCGTGACGGCTCCCCCGGCTGACATTGTCGCATCGCCGGAAAGCGCAAATTCCGCTGCAACATTTGACGCACTGCCGATCCAGATTTTGGTGTTAGCGAGCGGTGAACTTGTGGGATCGATGTACGCCCCAGTGATAGCAGTGCCATTCCAGACGCCTGTCCCTATCGTGCCCAACGTGGTAATGCTGCTTTGGCCTACATACCCAGAGGCGATGGTTACTGCGTCAGCCGATACTGTGATCTTATCTGCCGTGCCGATCACATTCAGGGTGACCGCTCCGCTTGTGCCGCCACCTGTCATTCCTGCGCCAGCCACCACAGAGGTGATGTCGCCAACAGTAGGTGCAGCCCAGCTCAGGGTGCCGCTTCCGTCCGAAGCCGTCAGTACCTCGTTAGCTGAAGGCACAGCCCCTGGCATCGTCAGCGTGTGCTGGGTGACCGCCGAAGGAGCTTGAATCTTGACCGTGTCGGTGCCAGCGCCCGTTTCCTGAAGTCCGATACTGTTGAACTTGACGTTAGCCATAGTGACATCGGTGCCGCTGACACTGAACAGGGCGTCTATCTTCGTGATCCCCGTGTTGAGCGTTCCGCCCCAGGTGTCGGTGCTTCCCCCGACAGTTGGCAGCGTGATCTCCAGATTTGCAGTAGCCATAGTCCTATCCTAGTACCCGTGAGCGCATTCGGAGGCCAGACGCAGTATGCCGCTCCCGCTGTCCCTGTAAGCGCAGATCATTGAGCGCCTTGTCGAGACGGGCCGACCACATCGCGAGTCTTTCGTCATTCTTGAGGTACGGCTCTGCCTCTACTAGCGTCCCGAACAGGTAGATGTCGGGATGTGCGGCTAACAGCCAATTGCTCGTAGCCGAATCAGTTAGTGCAGCGATCCGCGTGTAGTAGACGATGCTGGAAGTGTAGGTCGAGTCAGGTGAGGGCAATATCTCCAACTGGCCGCTCGCCCCGCCAATCGTCGTAAAGTAGTACGGCTTGCCGGTCGCGTTCATCACGATTCTGCGCTCTGATATCTCTTCCGGCGTCATATACTCCAACACAATTACCGGCGAGAGATCGACCACGATTCTGATGATCTCAAGCGTGTTAGTCGGCAGTGTGGTGTAACGGCTCGCGAGCGAAAACGAGTCATCCTTCGCGATCATATCCGGCTGTCGGATCACGCGATTGAAGTTGGCTTCCGCGAGTTCGATGAACTCTGGGATGCGCGCCGTCAGGTCAGTGCGGTCGAGCCAGTTCGCTGTCGCCGTCTGTAACTGTGCGTAGGTCGTGATCGCCACCTAGACCCTCCCCGGCCTCGTCCTGAACACGCGATTGTCTTTGTCGTTCAGCCACCTACGGATCGCTCGCTGGTCCTTAAAATTGTTCGATATCTTCGCGAGTTCGTGGTAGATGGTCATTGGGATCGACGCGATCTTGTGAACGTCACCCTTCCAGGCAGCACGTTCGTCCACCGGGTTAAAAGCGCCTTTTGTGCCCTCAACTATTGAGGTCACATCCTGCTCGGATTCCAGACCCATATCGCCAGTGGCCTCATCGTAATGAAACCACTGCGTGATGCCCGTGGCTGGATCGTAGTCCAGCACTCGTTTCATAGACATTATGGTGCCTACTAGGGGGCAGGGGCCGAAGCCCCCACCCCACCAGCAGAACTACGCCGAGGTAATTCCGGCGACTACACCGTGGGCCTTCTCATTATTAACCTGAAGCCCCCACTCTTGGAGTACCATCCGCTTATCAGCGTCACCCGTCTTCGCCAATGTCTCGATGGTGTAAGGCCGCAGATTCGCGATCCTCACCTCGTCTGGGTCGATCAAGAACGCCCAGTTATTCATCAGCGAACCAGCACCAGCGTCGATCACTGATGTGAAGAAACGGTTCGGCACAACGGACAGATTACCGAAGTCGCTGACATAAATGTCTGCGGCCCCGATGATCACTGACGGCTCTGCGCCGTCCACGTTGTAGCGGCTAGAAGCGATACCACTGAAGGCGCTAACGGCGGTCTTGTTGAAAGGACCAACCATAAGCATCGACGGCTCGCCACCACTGGAATAGCATTCCTGCATCGTGGTTTTGAGCATCGCCTCCGTAAACGCCGTGGGCGTTCCGAAAGCCTTCCACACCTGGGCTGCACCTGTCGGGGTTGAACCCGAGTAACTAGGCGCTGTCACGTTTGTGGAGGTTTCGTTGGTTTTCAGCCAGCAAGGGAACCCGGCTGTGACACGGGCTGTCGCAGTCGCACCAGCAACCGCACCAACTCCGTTCAGCAGCGCAGCTACTTCGACGTTGCGCTTGAGTTCCTTCGCAGCTTTCGCTGCCTGGTAGCCAACCTCTGACGCCCGACCAGCCTTGTCCACGCGCTGCTCGGTGCCTGAGATGATGAAGTCCACCATGTTGATCTGGGCGTAGTTGCCAAGACGAACGGTTGGTGTGACTGCCGTGAATGTCGATAGATCCGCGCCTTCGATTACGGGCGTCCCACTGGCCGTAGCGAGGCTGTCGGTCTGCCACTCGAAATAGGTGTTATCTGCGTCTCTCGACCCAATGTTGCTCTGAAAGGGCGTTGTAGTCGGGCTGATATCAGAGATCAAGTCACTGAGATCCTCCCTAATGCCTTTCGCGTCGTAGGTAAGAAACGTATTGGTGACCACTGCCATGATTCTAAATCTCCAGTTATTCCGTCAAGATGTCGGCAAACAAAGCCGCAGCGTCATCGACCTTTCCGGTCCTTTTCAACTGCGCCCTCTTTGACTTCACCTGACGGGAGCGCACTCGGCGGGATGTCTCTTTGTTGCCGCCCTTCACGCTACCGATTTTTGATTTCGCCTCTGTGATCCTGTCGCCGTTCGTGAGTTCGTTATAGCGCATCGCATCGCGTAACACGACCAACGCCCTATGATCGTAAAGCGTATTGAGTTCGTTGTCGCTGTACCCAATCGCCTTACCGAACTCGACCAGCTTGCGCTGTTCGGTGGCCTGTAGATCGCCATCGGCCCACTCGGGAATTTTCTCCAACACCAGACTCTGCTCGACCGTCAGGCGCTCTTGCAGTTTCTTGTCATTCTCACCGGCAAGAAGTTGTTGCATACGCGCCTGTTCGGCTTGCACCGCCTGTATCTCGCCAGCCCTCTGTTGCTCAAGGTATTTGAGTTTCAGAAACTGGACCGGATTCTCTCGTTCAAGAGCGTCCCAATCCATATTTGGCGGCTTGTTGGCGGCCTCCATCTGTCCGTGGAGTTGGCTCAGTACCCCCTGGTATTGCTGGTACATTTGCCGTAGAGCCTGTTGCTCCTCACCAAAGCCATCTCGCTCCTGTGCAAGCTCCTGGCTCTTTTTCGTGTATGTAGCATAGCGATGGTATCCAGCGATGAGTTCGTCCAGCGGCACCTCTTCAGGCTTGCCGTCAACTGTGACGGTAAACGCCTGGGCCTCGCTGTCGAGTTGTTCATCGTCCTGTTCGTCATCGTACTGCTCATCCACCACCGAGTCATCGGCAAACTCGGCGTCCTCTTGCTCTATATCCAAAGAATCCGTTGAGGGTTGCTCTTCGTTAGAAGAATCTTCTTCGGGTTGCTCTTCGGTCCCGGTGAGCATTTGGGAAAACGTATCCTCAATTTGTCCCATAGAGCGTGGGCCAGCTTCTGTAGTACCGGCTTCGCTCATTACTTCCTTCCTTTTCTAGTTTTCTTACGCGACTGATCCATAGTCCAATCCGACACCAATGTTCGCAACCCGCGCAGTACCTCGTCAAGGGCGCGGCCTTGATGATAAAGGCTTTCACGCGCCTCAGTTTGGTCGAAATCGGTGAGATTCCACTGCGTCAGGATGTGTGTCCTCACGCTATCGATGACCTCCACGAAAACCTCGTCCTCTAAGATCTCCTTGGCACGGTATCCTTTCTGTTCGGCGCTTAGGCTCATCACAACCCTTCCTGAAGACTCGCCTTTACGACCTCAAGATCAACGTCATTCTGGAATTTCTCTTGTGCCTGGAATTCTCTAATGGCTAGGTCACCGGCAATTCTGGCGCTTTCACGCTCATCCAACTGCTGCTGTTTCAGGACGCCAAGCTGGATCTTCTGCTCGTCGATAGCTGTACGCGCCTGGATATCGGCCATCTGCGCCTGGGCGAGCAACTCTTCCGGTGACGGTTTCGGTGGCTCTGGCGGTGGCGGCTCATAGTCGAGCGGGACTTGCTTGAAGAACTGGTTCGAGTCGGGATACCCACTGATTTCGAGCATCTTAGCCAGCGTATTGCGTACCTGGCCCAGCCCGACCAGCGGATTGTTCGGCCCTAGCTTCTCGAGTGCTTCCTGTTGGCGCATCGCGACTTGGTTCAGCACGGCCAGCCGTTCGTCGATTGTGCCCACACCTAACCCGACATTCACGCTGCAATCCATCGTCGAGTCCCAGACACGCGGATCAATGGGCACCCACTCGTCGCGCAACCGGACAATACGCTCTTTGTCTTGATGCGTGATGACGAGCTTGAGTACGCCCTTGAACATCCGCTTGAAGCTGTCAGCGAATAGTCGCGCCATGAGTTCCAAGTGCTGTTCTGCGCCACGGATCGTCGCGCTTACCGCCGCTTTCGTAGTCGATTGCAGCACATCGGGGTCCAGGCCCTGGGACGCGGCTGTCTGTCCGGTTCGCGATTCTTTCATGCTGTCGAGATACTGGATCATCGGGAAGGCGTCTTTGCCCAAGAACGGCACATCCAACTGCTGCACCATGCCGGGCTGGCGCATTCTGATGACCGATCCGACCTCTGGATTCAGGACATCGTCTATGTTGACCATGCCCTCGACCACGCCGGTCCTGGGATACAGCGCGAACGAGAGCGAGTCGAGCATCCCACGCAGTACTGCGCTTTTCACGCGCTGGATGTCTTTCGTCAGGTCCGCGATATCGCTACCGAAGAAAACGTGCGGCTCGGGATCGCAAGCGAACATCGCGAACGGGATTGAGTCCGCCGCCTCGTTGTTCACGATCTGGTAGTTGTTGCCGACCGTGCAGATGCGCCTGAGTTCCGCTATGCCGTCGCCGTCATAGTCGATGTAGCAATATGCCTCTGTATAGAGAACGCGCCTCCGTTCAGCGGACGATACGGGGCCAGGCATCTCGGTATTCGAGTAGCGGGCCGTGTATTCATCGCTATCAACGAACGCGAACTCGTCGGACAGGTGATCGTCCAGCATATCCTCGTCGTATCCGAGTGCGACGAGAGCCGATACGGTGGACATCGTGCGGTGGCCGACAATCATCGCATCGTCCAGCGATGTAGCAGCCGCGTCCACAAAGAATTCTTCGGGCGGCATTGTTTCGATCTTGACTTGGTTGCGCTTACGGGACCGCTTGATCTCTACATCGTAAAGCTGTGGCGCAGATTGGCCCGCCGCTTCCATCTGGGCTATCTGTTCCGGCGAGATGCCGGTCGCTGGTCGGCCCTCGACGCTAACGGCCTCAACGCCCTCTTCTTGGAGGATTAGGCCAAGAGCGCCTTCGTCTAACCCCTCGAAGCTGTGCGTCTGGACTTCTACCGAATCGTCCCACCACCACTTAACGAACCCGCCCTTATTCATCAGCGCGTCCTTGAACACGCTGTAGAATATGCCTATCGCGTCATTGTCCTGCTTGATGATGTAATTCAGGTAGTCGGTCGCCTGTTCGCTCATCGCCATGTCGTTCGCGGTGCGCGGCACGAACTGAACCACCTTCTCCGAGCCGAAGAAGACGCGCATCATGGAGGGCAGCACGGCCTGTACGGAATCGCGTACATCGCGGCTGACAACCTGGGAACGGCCATCGACCTCGTTGCCGAACGGGTCGCCACGGTAATACTTAGTCGATTCTGCCCTAGTCGGGCTGATATCGTCGTCTATGTATTGGATCGCGTCTGAGATGTAGTTGCCGACCACTGCTTGCAGGTCAGCTTCACTCATCCCAACGCCAGCTTCGGTTTCAGCTTCGTCTATGTAGGCCAATATCTCAGCTTCCCGAAAAGTTTATGTTGCGCCCTGTGAGGGGCAGGGGCCGAAGCCCCCACCCCACCAGGGTTCAATCGTCTAGGGGCAGACCCCTTGGGGAAGTAGGATGCCCTCTCCTTCCTCTCTCGCACGGTCTTAACGCTCGGCAGAGATGAGCATCTCTCTGGCACCCCAAGCAACCGTGCTTCTCGTTCCTGCTTCCTGTCCCCTTCTTAACTGCTCTGGTCGCGTCAGGACTTGTCAGGGCCGGACTGAGTACCCGGTTGGACTGACTGGCGCGTACCTCTCGGCGGTGCAACTCCCCCGCTCCTGGCTCCTCAGATGTATCCTACACCCCCACACTAAAAAGGCGAGCCTAGGGGCACCATTCGCGGCCCTGTAGAGCGGCGAACCGTAAGGCTGTGGGAATTTAAGTTAGCCCATAGGACCACCATCCCACCGGGCTACCCCCCTAGACTACCCCCACCAAGTTCCTTCTAATCTTACCCATACTTCTACCCGCTCGTCCACCCATAGCGGTCCCGGCCTCTGACGCGAACGTCAAAACAAAGGCGTCTGCGCTGTCAGGTGATGCGACCCCCCTGCGCTTGAGATCGGCTTTCGATTCGATCTTCACTCTGCCGCTAGATGTATAGGTGTAGCGCACAGTAGTCAATTCTGTTTTCAACAATTCATCCCTGGGCAACCGCACATCACGGCCTTCTAGCCAGCTTTTCGCCTTATACCAGAGTTCGGCGCGAAGGTTCAGATAGTGGTGGCCCATCGCCGGACTTTCGCTGACGTTGATCGCGTAGGCTGGCAATTCAAGCTCACGCAGCCTGTCTGCTACACCAGCGCCCAACCCGATAGCGTCCACGAATATCTCGGTCGGTTTTTCTTCGCTGGCGTCATATTCGGCCTTAATCGCTCCGGTCAGTTGCATTGTATCGAGGTTGCGCCACAATCGGATCGGTTCCGTGATCGCGTTACCTTTTCGCTTGCAAAGCGCAGACGCATCAGCCCCAAACCGGGCCACATCGACGCCCCAGATCGTGGGTCCAAATTGGGTCGGCACTATGTCGCGGCTGATCGCGTCTGCGACGAGTTCTTGGGGGATAACCGTATCGTCATCGCCCTTGGGAAATTCTCCAAGCACCCGAACCCGGTAGGTGTTCGACTCCTCACCGTAGCGCAGTCGGCATTCTTCGATGTATTCGTCAGATACGCGCCCAGACTTCTCGCACGATATGTGGAAAGTTTTCCACCGATCAGCGAGTTTGTGGAAAGTATCGTAGAAATAGCCGGTACTTCTGATGGGGTTCCCGGCCAGTACCATCGTGGCGTGATGTGCTGACATTGAGCCGCCAGCAGATTCATAGACCTGTTCGGGTACGCCGCTGGCTTCGTCGCAGATCAAAAGAACGTGGTCGGCGTGGACGCCTTGCAACGCATCCGGCTGCTCCGCACGGCTGGTCTTCGCAGATATGAAGTTGCGTTCCGGGTCAGCGAGTAGCTCTATCCGGTCGGATTTGACGTTGAACAAGTCGCGGAACGCCGCTGGTGACTGCTTTAGCCATGATTTCGCTTCGGGCAGTAGGGCATCATGTAACTGCGCTGCCGTTGGGGCGGTGATCACTACTTTTGCGTGGTAATGTGTGCCAATCCACCAAAGAGCGAGCCAGCTAAGAACGCTCGTCTTGCCTACGCCGTGGCCTGACCGGATGCTGATACCGCGATTCCCTGCCGCTACCGCAGCCATCACATCAGACTGCCACGCATCCGGTTCAGCGCCGAGTATCCCTTCCACGAACAGGGCCGGATCTGCCCGCATCTCTTCGATGGACGCTTCGTAGTTCACTACACATCCCTGGTGCTGCTGTGTTTCACGTTCATGTTCAGCGCCGCCAGGTGTTTCTTCGCGTGGGCCGGGGTGCTGTGCACCTTGAGCGTGACCCAGCCCTTGGGTCTACTCACCTCGACCGTCTTGCCCTTCACCCTATAAGGCATTGTTTTCCCGTTGGCCTGGAGCTCTACAATCGCCATGCACGGCCCGCCAGCTTTCTCTCACGTTGTCGTAATCCTGACGGATAACGTCACCGGCCTCTATCAACTTGTTGCAATTATGGCAGGAGCCCGTGTGTCGCGCCCTCATCTAAGACCCCACCTCACCATACCCCACCACCTCGCTCCAGCGGATGGAAGTCGCCCGCAGATACCCCGAGCAGTCGATCCAGTCGCCTACCGTATTCTCGGTCGTTACCATCGATTGGTCGCCCACACTGCCGTGGCCGTATGTATCGTCGCAGTATTTGACCTTGATCCACTCGCCATCCCAACTGACCACCTCATCGAACCAGATCACCGACCCATCTCGTAGCTTAAGCCAGCGCGGCCAGGAATCGTTGGCGCGTATCGGGCATCCAGCCTCTTCCAGTGTTCTTGTCCTTGCTCTCCAAAACATAGCTACATCCTCTTCCTCACCTCGACCGCCTTGCCCTTCACCCTATAAGGCATTCATCATCTCTCGTCGTTGCGTATCGATTCCAGTTAGGGCGCGTAGCCCACCAGCATTCTCGAGAGCAGAACCGCCGCCTAGCCCAGCGGCCCCATGTCTCAATCTTTGGTTTCGCGTAAGTATCACCACAGCATTCACACAAGCGGGTAACTTCCACGCTATAGAGCATTCATCACTTCTTCAGCGACGGGAACTTCTTCTCGACCGCTCGCCTGACCTTCGCCTTCTCACCGTCAGTGCCGTGGGCCGCAACCATCGAGAGCGCCATGCGGGCGTGGCTGAGATCGGGGATCGGGTAGGCTCGCTGCCGTGGAAGCGCGAACGAGGAGTCCTTCATCCGCTTGCGTGTCTTGGTGGTGAGCTTCGCCATCAGCGACCGCCACGCAACAAACGCCTTTGCTCTGCCTCCGTCATCTGTGCGCCCATAGACTTACGCAGACGCTGACGCTCCTGTTCCGTCACCTGGGCACCCACTAGGTCACGCAAGCCAGCACCCGCTGCCGCACCCAACCCCTCGTTCATTCGTGCCCGTTCGCGATCAGTGGTCTGTGCGCCCGCCACATCGACATCACCGAACCGTGCCTGACCGGCTGTCGTGGGACGCTGACGCATACCCAGCAACTTCTTGAGTTTCCCGTTCTTCCCGTTCATCACAAATGCCTCCGTTCGTCGTCCCCTGGACTACACGCTATCTGCGTAGACCATAACTTGATCATGGCCCTTATGCTACCAACCGCTCAAATAGCTTATGCCGTCCCTCAACAACTTCAACTGACCGAGCGACAGATCGCCAGTGTGTTCGTCAAGCACCTGTCGTGCGTGTTTCGTCCAATCCATGCCGTCAAGAGCATACTGCTGGTCCACGTTCGAGGTGTCGAACCAGGGCGTGGCCGCTCTGCTCACTAGCCAAAGCGTGGCGTCGATGCGGTTTCGTGTGTTCCCGCGCCTACCGTCTGATGACGGACGAAGCTCACGCATATCCTTGACGGCCGTCACGATCATCGCAGAGGCAAGGGCGACGGCAGGGCGCGGGCCAACCCTGTCCAGAACTGAGCCGCCATCACCCCCACCCATAGGTTGTTTCTTGTTTAACTTGTTTACTATTGTTCTGGATCTGTTCATAGCTCGGTGTTTTTTTTAGAAAAAATGGCACAACCAAGCCGTTTACTGCACGTTTTCAAGTGTTCTTTGCTTTTCGGGGTCTGTTCGGGTGGGGGACAGCCCCAAACGCTTGCGCTGCCAAGGCAATAACTTGACGCCTTCCGCGTCCAGCCAGGCACCAACAGACGCAGCATCCAACACGGACACGGACGGGACACGGGACAGGCCGTCCCCTGTCACGCTGTCAACACCGTCCAGGCGCTTCTCGGCCTCATCAATCAAGGCTTGCATCAGTATCCCCTGGATACGCAAATCGTCTATCTCCTCACAGGCTCGCTCCAT